GGCGCAGGACTCCTCGCCGAAACTGTTTTAGGCACGGGATTTGAAGATAACTGTAGAAATGGAGGAAGATAGGGTATGACAGAACAGCAATATAGAAGGGCCTGTGAAATCAAGGATCGGCTGGAGGCCCTTGCCGACACTAAAAAAAGAATCGGAAACACTCAGGAAAATCGCCTGTATTTTGCCACTAAGTATAGCGACGAATATCGCTGCTGCCCTGACTGGGCGATGCGTCCGATCGCCGAGCTGCTCGACAAGCACGACCGGATGATCCGGCAGGAGATTGAGGAGGAAATCGAGAGGCTTAAAAAAGAAATCGAGGAGTTATGAGAACAATCGAATTCAGGCTTCCGCAGAGTTGGACTGACCTAAAGCAGCTCTGGAAGGAGCATACCAGCAAGCGCTACAAGAACAACGTCGAAGCGATGCGCCAGATGACCGAGTTCTATATCGGAAACACCCTTCGGGGCAGGTGGGGCGAGATTGCCAAGGGCAATAGGGTTAATTGGACCGAATCGGACAAAAGGCAATTCTCGGAGGAAATGCGCGAAAAGATGCAGGAGTATATAAACCGTTTGATGGAATAACATGAAAGCCATGAAACCGGGAGACAAGGTGTGGTGGTTTGACGCAAGGACGCAGACCATAGAATGTAGTGAAGCAATAAGCGTAAACGAGCACGGAGGGATTGTCTATACCTATGACAAGGCGTTTTGGCTAGGTCGCGAGGCTTTCCCCACCCGCGAGGCGCTGTGCGAGCATTATAGGAAGATATTTGAGTGATATGAATGAAGAATTAGTTTCTATGGAAGGATTGACCGATCGGGAAATCCTACACAAAATGTTAGATAAAATCCTTGACACGGACGGGGCTGAGAATTCCGCCGTTTGGACGCAATGTTTTCCCGGATCCATCGGAGACAGGGTGAAACAAGTGACATATAGATTACGGATTGATGCGGAAAAGACGGTAACATACACAGACTTATGACCATCGAAGAATACAAGGCCCAGCCGTTCAAGGACGCGACCATCGGAGACTATTGGCACACCTTCGACCGCAGGACGCGCCGTGAGATAGAGCGGCTTGTCAAGAAGGGGAAGAACCCGGATATAATGAAATATATTTGATATGCCGATCATTGAGGCACCGCCGCAGCCGAAGAAGAGAAGCCATAAAAGCAATGAAGGCAAGATCCAGGCCGAGTGTTTCGCCTGGTTTTGGAACACTTTCCCCGAATACAGAAAACTGCTCTTTCATGTTCCCAATGAGAACGACAGGGCGGACAGCAACCCCATTCAGGGGGCTATAAGAAAAAGCCTCGGAGTGGTGTCGGGTGTGTCTGACCTCGTCCTTCTCCTTCCTAGGGGCGGGCACGGTGCTTTGCTCATAGAGATGAAGGACGAACACGGAACCCAAAAACCTGCCCAGAGGGAATGGCAACTGATAGTCGAGAGGCATGGCTACCGGTACGAGATTTGTCGTAGTTTGGAACAATTTAAGGCCATCATTGCTGATTATCTCAATGAAAAATAGTATTTTTGCGAAATGTTCAAGGAACCCCTCATACCGATGCGCCCGTCCGATTTCGTGTCTGACCTGTCGCAGAGCGAGCAGTCATGTCTGACCTGGTTCGTCCTGTCGGGATGCTCCAAGGCCGATGCGTACCTCAAGTTCGTCAGGCCCGACTTCGTCGACTCCAAAGCCAAACCGGCGGTCGATTCCGCCGTCCGGCAGTTCTATGCGGCCAAACCGGTGAAGGATTATATTGAAGCGTATACCGCAACGATCAAGGAGTTGCTTGATCCTAAACCCAAGGTCTCCGCCGCCCCCAAGGGAACCATAGAGGAGCGTAAGGCGAAGACAAAAACGAAATTGGTGGAATTCGCCATGAGTCTCGCGGACAGGATCGACGAGGCCGAGGATCCGGAGGCTGTTCTCAAGATTGCCGACAAGATCGGCCTTCTCGAACAGGATGAGCAGGCGGAAGAGGTTCCCAGGAGGTATCTTCCTGTAACGTGCTCCATGTGTGAATACAGAAAATTCGTTGAGGAAAATTGCGAACGCGTGGAGAATGGCACGGATTTTGATGATAAGGAAAAATAAAAAACATTATGGAAATCAAAGGTAAAGTCATAGCGGTCCCGATGCCCGAGCGCGGCAACTCGTCCAGAGGCCCCTGGTCCAGGCAGACGGTCGTGGTTGAATATGAGAGCGGCCAGTATCCCAAGACGATCGCTCTCCAGAACATGAACAAGGCTGACGAGTTCGGACGCATCCGTGTGGGCCAGACCGGCACTTTCCGTTTCGACAGCAAAGCCAGGGAGTACAACGGCAAATATTATAACGACATTAATTGCTGGTCGTGGACCCTCGACGGGGCTCCTGCCGCCGGGGGTTCTTCTGACCTTCCTATATAGTTTTTCGTTTTCACTCATTTTTATCTTTGTTTTGATTTTGATTGTTAGTAAATCCGACAGCGGTGAACGCTCTCGGATTTTTTCTTTTGTCCAAGTCGCTATTTTTTTTATATTTGCGGCGTGTTCAAACTTGTCAACAAAAACGCGAAATGGCCCCCGCTTTACGAACATGTGGAGCGGAAATTGGCCACTGTCTCCGACAAAGGCTTCGATAAGGTCGGAGATTTTGTCTTGCGTGACGGCATAGACCTGATCCCTCAGGAGGGGATGCAGGAAAATATCTGCAAATGTGAATCAAACCTGATATTTGCCTGCGGACAGGCGACCTCCGGGAAGTCTTTCTCTTTGTTCCTCAAAGCGCTGCAGGGGGTCGGTGTCCCGAATTATACCGGGCGTCTGATCAACGTCAGGAAACTCGATTCGGCAAAAGGTACGTCAATGTTCAGGGACGCTTCGCTTTGCTGGGGCCAATTCTCGAATTGTCAGGTGACAACGGGGGAACTGCCTACTTTCGCATGGCCGCAGTGGAACAATGCGATCCAGATGATCCACGCGAACTTCAACGCCGACAATCCCAGCGAATGGGAGGACTTCATCGAATACATCAAGAAGCAGCAGGCCGCCTTCATCGCCGGGGATGAGATAACTGCTATCGAGCAGTTCAAGATGTTCTCGTACATCTTCTCGAGGAACAGGGACTCCTCCGGCATCACGCCGCAGTTTGTCGCGACGTTCAACCCGAAGCACGATCACTGGACTACCGAGATGCTCGTTTGCGGTGGTTACATCGACACTGAGACCTGGTACATAAAGCCGGAAATGGACGGCCGTGAACGCTTTTTCTATATACAGGGAAATACCCCTCAGTCCATCGTCTGGGGTGACACTAGGGAAGAGGTGGTCGCCGCGGCCCATATCAAATTGAACAAGGATGATATCGCTGCCGGTCTTAAGGAGGCGGACATGGTCAAGTCTTTCACCCTGTTCACGGGAACGGCCGCCGGCAACAGAAAGCTGGTGGCTGCCACGAAAGGACAATCTGTCGCAAACTTGCACAATGTCGGAGGTGACCAGCGTGCCGTTTTGGCAGAGGCGTACTTCGGCGAGATCGACGCCGAGGAGCAGACTGTCACCAAGCAGATGATGAGGGACATTCAGACCAACCCCTATGATGACGATGAGACGATGTACGGGACCATGGACGTCTCCGGCGGGGAATTGGACTCGGACGATAACCCCTTTGTCGCATGGAAGGGGCACACTATCGTAGGTATTGAATTCTTCAGGGGTGACCCCAAGCAACTTGTCGACTGGATCAATCTCCAGCTGGAGAAGTACAATATCCCCATGGCGAACTTCGCTTTCGATGCCACGGGAATCGGTTACTACCTCAAGGCCTTCACGTCCGGATGGCCGATGACTGCGAACAAGACCCCGATGACGGAATATGACGAGCAGGGGAACCAGGTCCTGTTTGAGCGATATTTCAACCTCCGTTCCCAGCTTCTCGGTAAGATGGAGGTTGCGCTGAAGACGGGCAAGATATCGACGACTTTGGACCTCAACATGCGGATCAAATACGGGAAAAAGGGCGCGACTCGCCAGCTGATAGATGTTCTCTATGACGAATCCAATGTCTTCCGCACATTGCAGAGGAACGGAAGGATTTATTACAGAAGTAAGGACGAGTACCGCGCCCGTTTCCACGCCAGCCCAAACATCATCGACGCGATGTATATAAGGATGCTCTTTGATCTGGACGCCAGACCGAAGAAGAAGCCGGCGCCGGAGATTCCCGATGACGCTTACGACGGATTGTATAACAGGTACGGCGGGGGACGCTCCGCTGTATGGATATAACGATAATCGCGATTATGAATATCTCTACGAATTTCAAGAAAAAACCCTGGCTCCGGATGGTCCATCCGGACAAGGTGAGCGGCACTTTCCGCTCTTACTACAAGCCGCTTCCGGGGGGTACGTTGGATACGGCGTACGTTCAGCTTACCGCCGACGATTTTTTGAAGGAATTGAATCCGGCGGCGCATCCGATCAATTCCCGTTATATGTCCACCCGCCCCATTTATAAGCCGAGCGGCAAGAAGGACGCGAACGGAAAAGAGGAATGGGTTATTGACGGTTATGACGATCTGGAGTCTGTCGCTCTGGGGTGGCAGTTGTTCCTGGTGGGCAATAAGATAGCACACATGACCGGTGGAGGGGGATTCAACCTCGCCAATGAGTCCAAGGATGACGATGCGTATTCTGAACTGCTGTCCTGGATCGATTATGCCGGACTGAAGGACGCGTTTACCGAGGCCGTCTATTATGCGGAGCGCGAGGGGGATTCCGGACTGTTGCTGTACCAGACGAAGGACAATGAAATAGAGTGGGAGGTGTATGCCACCGAGAAGGGTCACACCATTTTCCCGCAAGAGGATGAGAACGGCGACCCTGTATATTATATACAGTATTGGAAGGAGGATAAGGAGATGTGTGACATCATATCGACCAAGTCCCGCGAGACGTGGGTGCATGCCGATAATGACGATGAGACGAATATCCCCTTCTTCGACAAGATCCAGAGGATAATAGGTATAGAGAACGGCGAGCGCAGCGAGGACGGATGGACGTTGGTATCCCGCAAGGACTCACAGGTGGGCAGTGATCTCAACCAGTTCGTATACTTCCGCGTCCCTGACACTTGCTGGGGGCCCGCGGAACTCACTATAGAGGCTCATGAGAATGCCGCGTCCTATGTCGCGAATGAGGTCAAGGATACAGCGTTCCCTCTCCTGGTCGTAAAGTCCGAAAAAATCACCACATTGCCACCCAGCGACATCAACGGCAAGACCATCGCGATAAAGGGAACCTCTGACACTTTGGCACACAGTGATGTCAAATATGCAGCCCCGGCTGACGCTAGCAATATCGCGACAGTTCATTTCAAGGAGCTCAACGATGACATAATCCGTACGACGCAGACTGCCATCATCACTCCTGACATCATGAAACAGGGCGCGGACTCCTCTACCGCGATCAAAATCTTGTTCCGTCCGGAAATCCAGTGGGCCAAGCAAAGATGGGTCCATTATTGCAAACCGGTGAGGCGGATGGTGAAGGTGTTCAAGCGTCTGGCCGGCAAGGCTGACGGGAATATAAACAAATATGAGGATCTCCGCGTTTCCGTATGGTTTGAGCCTTGGATCCCTCAGAACGAGCAGGAACAGGCGGCGATCATACTCGACAAGGTCTACGCCCGCACTCTGTCGCGCAAGGCCGCCCAGAATGAATTCGGCTCCCAGTACAAGGGCGATTACGAGCAGATAAAGAGGGAGTGGGAAGAGGAGATCAGGATGAAGTCGGAGATCCCGGCCCAGGTTGAGGCGAAATACGGGGTCTCGGGTAGTTATCATGAGGATGACAATCCCAACACCCCGCGTGTGAGCGTCACCAATCAAGCCTCAGGCAAAAGTATCCTGAAGGACAATTAATAAAAGACCGGGGGTGCTTCACAGCGCTCCCGGCGTCCCGTAATCTTGAGAAGAAGATTTGTGATCCGCACAAATATATAAAAAAGGGGGCATTATGAAGCAAAATATGTGCCAAGATTGTTAATTTTCAAAAAAAGTTAATTAAATTTGTCGCAAAAGTTATAATTTTACCCCCATGAAAAAGAAAATTGCAGAAGCGCTTAAGACGAAGTACAAAAGCTTTGGATTGAGCAACGAGGCCTGGGACCGGATCGCCTCAGCAAAAGAAGAGACAGTCACCAAAGAAGAGGACATTGAGGCCGGCATCTCTGATGTCGCGACAATGGACTTAATCGCCAAGGAGTTGCAGAAGATGCGCGACTCGGAGATCCAGAAAAGGACCGACCTGCAGCGCGAGCATGACGACTACAAGGCAAAACATCCCGACAAGCAGGGAGAAGGAGGCGAAGGTGGAGAGGGCGGAGAGCAGAAGCCTGACATCGCTAAGATCGTCGCTGATGCTGTCGCCGCTGCCGTAAAGCCTGTTCAAGATGCTTTCGAGACGTTCAAATCGCAGACTTCCGCGAAGGAGGCAAAGACCGTCGCTAAGGAGACCTTTTATTCCAACAAGTGGACCACAAAGTTCAAGGAAGAGGCCGACGATGCATGGGACCGCGCTTTCGAGCTGAATGAAGCGAAGGGTGGGCAAATGACGGCAGAGCAGTTGTCCGGCAAAGCAACCGAGTACTTCAACAAGCTCGTCCAACGCCGTGGTGCGGATGCGACGAAGCCGTTCGAGTCAGAGGGCGAAAACAAGGGCAAATTCGATTTCTCCGCCCAGGCTAAATACCTTGAGTCGGAGGGCCTGATTCCACCCGAGGAAAAATAAGTTTAACAAAGTTGTGACCAATGAAAAATTACGGTAACTCTTTCAACAAGGACTCCCAGAGCTACAACGCCGGAAAAGTTCCCATTTGGCTCCATACCGATGAATTCTATCCCGGTGGTTGCACTCTGAACAGTCAGACCCAGGGCAGCACCATCCCTGCCGGATCCGTCGTTTATGTTGCGAAGATGGGCGGCGAAGCCACTGTCCTTGCCGCTGATGCCGCTGCTCCCGAAACAGGAGTGACAGGCCTTCTTCTTGAGGACGTCTATATCGGCAATGTCGGTGCTACCGGCACAATCGTAACAAAGGGACAGGTGCTCGCAAAGCGCATCCCCTCCATTTCCGCAGCCGTCAAGGCTCTTCTTCCTGGTATAACCTTCGTAAACGAGTAGAATCATGAATCAGTATTTTGGACTTGACACTTTGATGGCCTCCAATGGCATCACTTCGTCCGATGCCTTTATGGCATACTACCTCCAGGTTCTCTCTCGTCGTGAGGACCAGAACCTGAACGAAATCGGTTTCGAAGAGTGGGACACTCCTCAGATTGATTTCGACTACAAGATGCTCGAGGTTGAAGATCAGATCAAGGTTATGGCAACTTATGTTGACCTCAACTCTGATCCTATTCCCCTCGGAACCAAGGGATTCAATACCCTCAGCGGTTCAATTCCTCGTCAGAAAGCTCGTTGGGAGCTCGGCGAAAACGACTACCGCAAGGAACTGATCACCCTGCAGAACCTCCAGGTCGCTGCAACCTTCATGAACCAGTCCCCTGCAGAGAGCATCAACAACTACCTTGCCAAGCTTCTCTTTGGAGGCCTCTCCGAGATTCAGGACGCCCACATCGGCTCCATCTCCTACCAGGTCGGCCAGATGAAGTCAACCGGTGCGGTAACTCTCACCGATGCCAACAACCCCCGCGGTATCCAGAACATCACCTTCAGCGCTCAGATCCCTCAGGCGAACATCACCACGCTTACGACCACAGCGCGTTGGTTTACCAATGATACGAAGACTACCGAAGGATCCGCTTCCGATCCTGTCAACGACCTCAAGAAGATGGTCCGCGATGCGAAGGAAGTGTACGATTCCGTAACCGTCGAGGTCAACGAGGAGTCCTTCTTCGAGGATATGAAGCACAGCAAGTGGCAGATAGCTCTCGGCTATCAGATGACACCTTCACTGCTCGTGTCCGCAGGCGTTACCGACGAGGCAAAGGCTACCGCTCGTGCCATTGCAGATACCGCTTCCGACGACGCTATCAAGGCTGCTTTCAAGCAGGTAGTAGGCGCCAACGAGGTTATCTACAACAAGACCCGCTGCGGTGTCGAGGTCTGGGACAACACGAACAAGAAGCTCGTGCGCAACAAGCTTTGGGCGTTCAACAAGGACACCTACCTTATCCGCCCTTCCGGCAAGGTCGGTATCAAGAAGAACGTCGTTCCGCTCCGTCCTGATCCTAGCGCTATCAGCACTACCATCTTCGGCGGACACGGTATCATCGAGTATCGTTACGACCCCCGTACCAAGTACCAGGATTGGGTTTCCGAACTCACCGTGCTGTGCGTTCCCACCCGTCCTCGTGACATGTTTATCCTTCACACGAAGTAGTTATGACAGTCGAAGAATATCTGCGTAGTTTAGTGCCCGGTCTGGACCTGCAGGACAATGTGGTGGCTCGTTCCGCCCGTAGTCCGAAGGAGGTTGACTTGGAGCCACTTCCTCTTGATGAGGACATTGACTACGTTATCAACGAAGAGACTGGTGAGAAAACGCCGCGGGAAGATCCTGATGGCGAATATCAAAAGCGCCTCGACTACGCGTCTTCGACGGTATACTATTCGGTGTTGGGTGTTTTCGCCGGCGGTGGCTATTCCGAACAGGTCGGTGACGTCCGCGCTTCCCGTGGAGGGTATACCATCACCATGGCGGACCGCGCAAGGTTCAAGTCCATGGGTGACGCTCTCCGTGTCAAGTGGGGGATCGACGTGGAGGATGACGCCTCCTCCGGCGAAGTCTTTGACGGAACTTATTTGAGGAAACGATGAAGTTCATTGATTTTCGCGACTCCTGTGTGATCACCAGGGATAATGGCGGAAAGGACGAGTGGGACAACAAACTCGATCCTGAGACCATCTACGACGGTCCCTGCCTTTATGAAGAGGGCGGCACCGGATATTCCCGGTCGATCATCACTAGGGCTCCGACGATCTTCCTTCCGGGTGTTGACGTTCAGGTAAGGATCAATGACGCTGTGACGGTGACGACGGAATTTGGCCGCGTCATTACGTCCATCGTCAGAATCGTACGGGACATCAACATGCCTTGGAGAACGAACGTCAAGGTCACGAGAATAGAACTGAAACAAGCGCAAGGAGAATAGTATGGCGGTAAGTGCTGGCAATAAAATGAGTTGGGGCAAGACCAGTAAAGGCTTTGCCCTGGTCCTGCGCGATGCCGGGATTACGGTGACCGCCCATGCCGCGAAGAAGCTTGGAGAGGCTTGCGTGCAAACCCTGAAGAGTTTCGACTGGATGTGGCCTAGAGGCGCAAACAACGGTCCGTACAAGTCCGGCTATCGTGGAGGTAACGCAGAATATCCTTGGTATTCCGGTAACTTGCACGACAGTGTGGCTGCCGGCGTGGCCGACGGTAGAAGGCTTTTGCAAGCAACCTTCATGACCCCGGGGGCTCAGGAATCCCAGACGTATAAGGGCCAGGTGATCGATGGCGCTTCTCTGGGTCCCGAAGCCTTGAATAGGGCTGTCCAGACATTCGGTGCCGGCGTTGGAGGGCTCCGTGCCATGCTGGTTGTCGGCGTCCCCTATGCCGAGAAAGTGAACGAGTCCGAAGAGCATAGCGGATACATCTCGAACCTGGAGGAATATTTCGCCGGCGAGGTGCTCGGTATACTCAACGAATTGCCCAAAAGATCTTTTAAGATGAAATGATGAAGTCGTCGAACATGGAACCGGACGTCGAGTATTTCCTCAAGCCTTCGAACATAGAACCGGATGTCGAATTGAGGGATTTCCTCAAGGGCAAGATCTCCGTCGGCACAGCTGACGGCGGGACGCAGGAGGTTGCCGTTTACAGCGACTGGGAGCGCCCCACGAATGAGCTGCCCACGGACTTCATCGTCATCTATATCAACGGGAACATCGAAAGCGTCGGGATGGACACTCCTTTTGCCAGAGGCTATCTGATGGTCAGCCTGTACTGCAAGATGAATGATGACGGTTCCGTGAAAAAGAACCGCATCAAGAAGATCCTTGCATGGTTCGACAAACTCCTCGACGGGAGAACGACAGACCACTACCATTTCGAATACGAACCTCAAAGATTCATAACACCCACGACACCGAATCAAACTTCGGGATATTCCGTCACAACGCTCAATTTGCGTTGGACAACTAACAGTAATTTTAATTCATAATACCTCATAGCAAATGGCACAGCAAGTAATTGGAAAAGTTGACGCCGCTACCGCTCCCTTCGTAGGACAGGGCGACCTCATTATCTTCGACGAGGAGTTCGCAAACAGCAAGACTTACGAAAACGCTACCCTCGCGGACTTCCAGAACCCTGTCTCTCTCGGCCAGATCGTCCAGGACTCCACCTCTTGGGAGGGCGAGGATGTTTCCACCGATGAGATCCTCGACGAGCAGGGTAACCTCATCACTGCCCGTGTGACCGCCGGTACCCTTTCCTTCTCCTTCGATATCGCTTCGACTTCAGCGAATATGATTGAGAAGTTCATGAAGGGTAAGAGTATGACCATTACGGGTACCCCCTCCTATCTCTCTAACCCTACCGCAGTGGGCTTCGGAGTCGACCTCCCCGTCTTCACCGCACCTATCCTCGTCGCCGACCAGGAGAAGAAACGTGCATGGGTATATCCCAAGGCGAAGATCACTTCCAACCTGACCCTCAGCGACGGTCTTTACCGTATCCACGCTGTGGTTCTCGCCGAACAGGTCAACACCGCGAACCTCATGACCGGTATGCTGATCGAGGGCTCCCTCGTTTATGAAACTGAATAGTTCCATATAACAGACGTCATTCTTGGGGCGGGCCGTGCGCTCGCCCCTTTTTAAATTAAGACCGCATGGAAAAATCCGAGCAATTCCTCAACGGCGCGTATGAGACCGTCCTTCAGGCTCCGTGCACAGTCATAGTGGGGAAAAGGAAGTACAAAGTGCGCCAGGTGGCCCAGGCAGTGAAGGAACGCATCGCCCTTCTTGAACAGGAGGGGCAGGTTCTGGAGGCCAAGGGCAAGCAGGGCGTTCCTCAAAAAGAGGCAAAGAAAATAACGAAAAAGCTATACTCGCTCCATTCCAAGAAGGCTGCCTACTATCTTCTCGGCAATTGGGCGATTTTTTGTCCATGGCTGTGGGCTATCAAATGGAGGATACTCCAGCTCCGGGGCAATGAAGTAACATTCAGAATCAATGGAGCGGGGGCCATCAGTGAAGACATGGGTTTTTCCAAGGCCAACTGGCAACTCTCAAGGCAGGAACGCGAGCTTTATATGAGACCGGTTGGCGAAGTCGCCAAGCAAACGCAAGAGCGGCTGGAAAGCGTGATGAATATGTTGGAGAAGGACGCTTTGGGGATAAAGGAGGAAAACAAATAGGTTCCGCCTTTGAGGTGTCCGCCCACAACGAGAAGATAAAGCAGATCTACGGCAACTACGGGTTCTGGTCATGGTTTCGCTACTGGTACCTCGATTCCGTGAATTATGTAACAATGTTGTTACTTGACAAGGGGTACTTCGACTACGATTTCGAAAAGGTCGCGAAGGAGATCAGGTGGGAAGATACCGTCAAGTCCGATGAGGAGGTCGCGGATATGCTCTCAATGTTCGGCATGGGCCCGAAAGCCCGGAAGAAGCCGGAAACAACGGAAGAAATTCAGAACTACATCATAAAACAAGAAGGATATGGCAGTTGAAATACCGGTAGTGGTTGACATAGAAAAGGCATTCAGGGACGCCGCGAATAGGGTGCCCAGTGCCATGAAGCCACTCCAGGACTCGATCGCACAGATGCAGAAAGACCTTTCCACTTGGAAAGAGTGGATGGGGAAAGAAACCGTGGGTACGCGGAATTTCATTGCTGCGGCGGGGGCGGTGCGAGAGTTAGAAGAGGCCCTGGACCTTGCTAATTCGAAGATCAGCGAATTCGTGAACAGAACGGGGTCCGTAAGACAGTTGACGGGCAGTTTGGAAATTATCCGGAGCCAGTTCCAACGCATGGGCGCCGAACAGATGTTCGACGCTTCCGGCAATTTGTCGGCGGATGCGAAAAAACTTCAGCAGGATTATGCGCGGGTCGCGACGGAACTTGACAAGGTCATGGGCATTTTGACCGCCGAGTACGAGGCCCAGAGGAAGAATACCGCCGAAGCTGAGAGACAGAAGCTTGCCGCCCAGGAACACGCCCGCACTCTCTATATGGCCGCCAACTCTATCGGCGATTTGAATACAAAGCTCGCGGCATGGCGTCAGGAGCTTAACAATGCGACCGCCGGAAGTACCACATTCGCCAATGCCGCCAAGACCGCGGGAGATCTGGCAAGACAGCTTGAGGCTGTCAATGCGCAGGCCAGAATTTTGGGGGCCAACACTGGCAGTATCGACCAGTTGAACGCCAAACTGCAGGAAATCAATAGGCAGTATAATGCACTGTCAGTTTCCGACCGTAGGGGTCCTCTGGGTGCCAAATTACTCAATGACTACCGTCAGATATCACGGGAACTCGAAAAAGAAGGCCAGACCCTCCAGCAGATAACCCAAGCTGAACGGCGTAGGGCTGAGGAAATACAGAAGGCGACGCAAAAACGTCAGCAGGAAAACGCCGTCTTGAATTCCACTGTCAAGTCTCTGGACATTCTGCAGGGGAAGGAAAGGATCTTGATGTCCCAGCTCTCCTCTACAGAGGTGGGGACAGCAAAATTTAATCAACTTAAAGCCAGTCTACAGGCGGTCCGCCAGGAAATATCACAAATAAATCAAGGCATCACTGGCACCAAAGGCAGTGTGGATAGGGCGACTGAGTCTCTGAAAAAACAGTCCGGGGTTTTTACGCAGCTCAAATCCCTTGCCTCGATGTATGTGTCGGTTTTTGGAGGCCTCCGTTTCATTAGAAACGTCCGGGAAACCACTGCCGAGTTTGAGCTTCAGAGAGTGGCCCTGGGCGGCATTATCCAGGACGCGGGGCGTGCTGAGTCCCTGTTCCGTCAGATCAAGGCTGCGGCAATTGAGTCTCCTTTCCAAATCAAGGATCTTGTTTCGTATACAAAACAATTGTCTGCGTACCGGATTGAGACGGAAAACCTGTTTGACGTGACGATGCGTCTTGCGGACGTTTCGGCCGGTCTTGGCGTCGATATGTCGAGGCTGATTCTGGCCTACGGTCAGGTCCGCGCCGCGAGCGTCCTCCGTGGTCAGGAACTCCGACAATTCACCGAGGCGGGAATCCCTCTCGTCGATAAATTGGCGGAAAAGTTCACCGAGCTTAATGGGCGTATGGTTTCTACTGCTGAGGTCTTTGATTTGATTTCAAAACGTGCCGTCCCATTTGAGATGATCTCGGAGATATTCGAGGATATGACCAACAAGGGCGGGACGTTCTACAAGATGCAGGAAAAACAGGCGGAGACTCTTGCCGGACAGTGGTCGAACTTGAAGGATGCCGTAAGCATCATGTACGACGAGATCGGCAACACCTCGACGGTGCATGGTGCGATGACGAGGCTCATTTCCGACGCCAAGTTCCTTATGCAGAACTGGAGGACAGTCGCGACTATCCTCAAATCAGTCGGGGCCAACTTCCTGGCCATGAAGGTAACCTCGCTGTTTATTCCTGTTCTGACTCGGAATACCGCGCTTGCGGAAAAAGCTACAATAGCCCTTGCCCGTGCGGAGCAGCTGGAGTCCATGCAGCAACAGAAGTCGAACGTGTTCCGCGGCCTCGCTATAACGCAACTCAACGCTTATAGCCGGGAAATGACGAAAGCCGCCGCCGCGCATACTATGTTCGGGCGCAGTGTGCACCAGGTTGCCGCAAAGTTCCTCGGTGGGGGATGGATAGGTTTAGCGACCACGGCGCTGACCGTTCTGGTCGGATGGTTCATATCCGCCCGTCAGGAGGCTAACCGACTGAATAAGGAGTTGGAAAAAATAGGGGTGGACGGTTCTCTTCAAATCAACCGCTCCGTGGCCAACTTCGAACGTCTCGCGAATGCAGCCGTCGATGCGGCCGACGGATCCAATGCACAGAACGAAGCCCTGTCAGAACTGGAAAGGACCTACGGCGACATTATTCCCAGCCAAAATCTCCAGATAGACAAACTTCGCGAGATGAAGGGAAATTACGACAGTTTGACCGAAGCTATCCGTCAGAAGATCAACATGCAGACCCTGGAGCAAAAGATAAATGCCACCACGGACTACTATTCCAGCAAAATCCAGAAAGGGCGTAAAAAAGCCAAGAACCTGCTCGGTCAGTACGGTCTGGACCCCGAACAAATCAATGCAGTGCTCGATGAGGTACAAAACCTTGTCAACAGTGGGATGATGGGTATCGGTGATACTATGGCGTCGAGGGCTCATGTTATTGAGGATGTTATAAAAAAACTGACAGGATTAGAGGTTGCATTGGTGGGAACGTTCCGATATGGGAACGAGGGGCAATTCAGCCGTGAGGTTAATTCAAAGGCCTCCGCTGCCCTCAGTGATCTGGTGGATACTTATGTCGAGCTGGACAATCGCTCCGACGCTATCAAAAATAGCATGGAGAACATGATTGGTACCATGGGCACATATTCTAAAGCATGGGAAGATCTCAAAAAGGAGATAGACGGAGTTACTGTCAGCGAAAAGGATTTCGGCGATAAATACACTTTTGAGTACAAGAAGGAAAAAATCCGGAAAGAGGTGGAACTCATGGCCGGCGCCATTGAGGAAGCTTTCGCTGAAACCGGGATAGACATCTCGAGTGCATTCGACCCGAAGGGAACTATCAATTTCGAGAAACTCAATGAATTCGCGGAAGGTTCCACCAGATGGGGCCTCCAGTCTTATATAAAACACATCCAGGAGAGTTACGAGTCCATTGTTCCGACGAATAAAATGGTCTCCGTCGTTGAGACCAAGTTCAGAGAGCTGTCCGCGGCAGTGGAGCTTAGTATGGACGATGTCCAGGGCTATCTGCTACGCGGAGAAAAGGACGTCAGGACATACGTGAAAGAGCTCAATGATGATCTTCAGGAAGCCAAGGACAATGTCTCTGATTTAGGACTGCGCGCTCAACAAGCGCAGAAATACAGCATCATACCGGCGCCGACGGATGAGGAGGTAAAGAAAGCCAATGCCCTGGTCTCTTTCCTTGAGTCTTTGATCGAATGGCTTGATGCGTACCAGAAAAAGACGAGCGGGTCTTCCGTCGCTTATGTGCAGGACCCCTTCATAAAGAACATGCAGGATCGCATGAAGTTCATGAAGGATTTCCAGAAAGGATACGAAGACCTTGAAAAGTATATGTCCTCTTCTGCTGCGGAAACGAAGGAAGCCAGCGTCATGCTCACCAGGGGCTTGTCTATGGGCTTGTCGGCCGACGAGCAGAAACGTGCCGCCAATAACCTGTCCCAGTGGTACGAAGACACTATCCAGAGTACCTTCAAGTATCTGCAAACGAGCAAGGGAGTATCGGGGACTCTGCAGGAGTTCCTCAGCCGGCAGATTACCGGCAACACGAACAACGACAAGATGATGAAGGACTTCCAGGACCTTCTCCAATCCTTGTTCGACGCCAAAACGGATTTTGATACTTCCCAGGCGACGAAAAACATTGAGGAGGCCCTCAAAATCATCTCTGACAATGTCAAGCGCTCCGAAACCGCCAGAAATTTTTATCAGAACATACTGAACCTTACCGGGGATGACGACCTCGCCGCCACACTGTCCGTTTCCGTCTACGGCGGTATTGGGGAGGATTTTAAGGATAGAATCAGGACGCAGCTAGTCGATGCCCTTAACGCCCTTGATGCGGAATCTTTTAACGGCCTTGACGACCCGATACGCGAGGCGTTCAAGTCCGGTGACTATGAATATCTTGTGAAAAACCTCGAGAAAGTTCCGGAAAAACTTCGCGAGGTAGTGAAGAGTGTGGCGGCCGATGCCGAAAAGTACAATGCTGATATCATGCAAGACTTCGCCAAGCTGGTGGAGAAGTTCGGCACAACAGAGGAAAAGATAGCTACCATCCGGGCGAAAGCGCAGCAGGAGATAGAGAGAACCATTTCCGCTGCCGTGACCGCCGCCGAATCCGCGGAAAGCAAAGAACAGGCTGACGCCATACTCGCCAGAGCCAGTAGTATTGTCAAGGCTTTGGAAGCCCAGATGGATCTCGACGTCTTCAAACAGACTGACGAGTACATCAATTTCTTCTCCGAGATCAACACAATGACCGCTGAACAGGCGGCCTTGGTTCGCGGGCAGGTCCGGGCTGCTTACATAAAGGCGTTCCAGGATGGGGCTATATCCGCTTCGCAGCTCGCCAAAGAGCTGCGGGCCATCGATACGCAGTTCAAAAAGCTGTCCGAGCACTCGTCCCTCTTGGGGTCGTACCTTTCCGGCGGCGTGGAAAAAGCGATAGAAAAGCTGCAGGAATACGCTGACACGATCCAGATATTGGGTTCGAAGATCAGCTCCGGAAAGTCTCTCAATGAAGGCGAGCAGAATTTCGTCACCAATATGCTGGGGGCTTTTGGTGGCAAGTTCGGCGGAGACAGCCTGAAAGGGATAGAATCATTCCAGGATTTGATGTCCACATTCTCGCAGAACGGGAAGGGTGTGCAGGCTGCCGGTGAAGCCTTCAGCCAGATGGGAGAGGGCATGTCAGCCATGGCAGCGGAAGGCGGTGGCGCTCTTGCGATAGTCGACATGATCGTCAAGGCCGTGAATCAAACGATCGTCGCCATTCAGTCCGTGATAGACGAGCTGAACAAGATGAGGTCCGCCGACAAGCAGATTGCCGGCTGGTTCCGTTACGTCTCGGACTTCAATAAGTACGCCTACTCCGGTTGGGAAAACCTCAAATCCGGCAACCTCGCCGGTATGGCTGCCGATGTCATCAATTCGATTATTTCGATTTTCAACAATGTGCAGCTCGGCAAGGTGAATCGCCTCAACAAGAAGATAGAGGAGCAGCAGGATATCCTCGCCGACCTTGAATATTCTTATGGACGCGTTGAGGCCGCCATGGCTAAAGCGTTCGGCAACGACTATGTGGAGTCCTATAACCGCCAGCTCGACAACCTTCTTGCCCAGCAGGAGGCTTACCTCCGTCAGGCTGAGCTGGAACGTAAGAAAGGCAAAAGTTCCGACAAGGAGAAGATCAAGGAATACGAGGACGCCGCCCGCAGCACTGCGGACCAGATAGCGGACATGCAGTCCCAGCTTTCCGAGTTCTTCGCCGGAACGGATGTCGCCTCCGCCGCCACCGAGTTCGCGCAGGCCTGGATCGAAGCCTACAAGCAGTTCGGTTCCACGACCGACGCGATGAAGGAGAAGTTCCAGGACATGATCGAGAACATGATAACGAACTCCCTCGCCGCGAAGCTGATGCAGTCGATCCTTCAGCCGCTTTTTGACGAGATAGACCAGATGGCCCTGTCCGGCAATGAGCTGTCCGCTTCCGAGATAGGCCAGATCGCCGCCGAGGCTCCCGACTACATCAACCGCATCAACAACGCGATGACGACGCTGATGAACCAGATGGCCGCCGCCGGATACAATGTCCGCCAGCAGGCCGGATCCTTCACCGGCATTTCCCGCAGCATCGCCGGCGCATCCGAAGAGTCCATCAACGGCCTGGCCGCCGGAATCAACACGCAGAACTTCTACATCTCCTACGTGCCGACGATCAGCGCCAATGTGGCCGCGATACTCGCCGTCCTCGGAGGTAGTCCTGCTAGTCCGAACGCGGCTCCGAATGCTGAGGAGGGGCCTTCCTACGAGGACCAGATGCTGATGTACACGGCTTATCTGCCTCAGATGCACGACGACATGGCCGCGGTAAGGCAGATGCTCGAACGGGTCATCAAGCCGGTGGGTGTTTCTGCCACGCATTACGTGGCGATACGTTAAAAAAAATGGGCCGGGGAGTTTTGTCGCTCCCCGACTTTTTTTTATCTTTGTGCCGATTATGGTGGACGGGTGGAAAAATAAGGCGCAGTGGGAGATCGATTCCCACGGGGTATGCGACGAGTACAGCGGATTGATCCGCCGTGCCAAGTCTCGCGATGCCGCCATTGACATCTACAAGAGGGGCATAGACTGGTCCCTCGAGAACAACGCTCCCTCACTTGACCTTCTCCGTGAGAACATCGACGCTTGCGAGCGCAACGGTGTATTCATTGACCGTGAGTTCCGCGGTGAGGTCCTCAATGAGGAGAGCGTATATGTTTTCCATAACTGCCGGGGAACCATAAGGACCGGGCTGAACTTCGGGAAGAGGATAATCCCCATGATGTACTTCGCGAACGGGTGCGACATGGTGGTCAAATCCATTCCGGACGAGTTCCGCACCCGCCCTGACGTGGTGCCCCTTTATGTTTTCGGGGACAACACCGTCTGCGGTGAGAACTCCGATTCGCTGGTTTGCAAAGTATATAAGAAACAGACGAAATGATCAAGGTCAGACTGCAGATAGCCGATGGCGCGATCCTTGACACCGAGGACGCATACGGGCTCGTTTATCTCGACTCGGACAAGAGGGTCGGCCCTGATTCCAAGGGATTCGAGTCCACCCAATATCCGGAGCAGGAGGGTGAGAACATCCTTCCCAAGACAGTCGACGCCGCGTTCGACTACAAGGTGAAGTTCTTCATCAGGTCGGATTCCGTCGACAACGCGAACGCGAAGATCGCCGCGTTCAACGCCCTCCTTTACACTCAGGCGTCCGGCAGTGACGTCAAGGAATACAAGCAGGTCACGTTCTACAACGACTACAAGCGCCACAAGATAGTGGGCTATCCGATGCCCATTTCCGAGGCGACCGATTTCTGGCGCGACAGGTCCAACCAGGCTCTGGATGTCGTATGTGTGGAGTGGACCATAAGAGTGAACAAACCCAGCCTTTGCGACTTTAGCTTATGATACCGGGAATAACTGAAGTTAACTTTCCGTCGTACGCGACACTTCACCAGGCGACAGTGACCCTGGCGGAGATGGGTGACCGCACCATAAGCACCCAGGTCCGCATCGACGGCGACATAGTGCCTGACTTCACGGGCTGGGAACTTCAGTTCAAGGGCGAGCGCTTCGTCCTCCCCATCAGGGAGCCCCAGGCCGCCAAGGACAACACGACGAGGAACAGCCTCATTGACCTGACCTTCTATTCGTGGCCGGTCAATGAAATGAAGCGCTACTTCTTCATGTCGCTGTCCGAGGTCGAGACGGGCGTGGCCATAGCCGACCAGTACAAGGCGTCCGTCACGATGCCCGTGGAGAATTTCGTCCGCCTGTTCAACAAGGTCCTTGACTATTACTTCGCCGGTCAGGTCCAGATGGACCTCTTCGGTATCGGGACGGGCATCTACAGCACCGACCCCGTCGCCGTGGAGATCAACTACACCTACATCTGGGACGTGCTGCAGAAGTTCCATGAGTACTTCGGGCTCCGCTGGACCATCGCATACGAGAACGGCGTCTACAGGATCAAGGTCGGATACACGTCCGAGGCGATAGACGACCATGATTTCGAGTACGGCTACCAGGGCGGACTCCTGAGGTTCGAACGCCAGGTGCAGGACGAGGACATCACCAACGTCCTTCTCGGGCGCGGCGGAGAGAAGAACCTGCCGTACCGCTACTTCAAGCGGGTGGACGAGCAGAACCCCGATTGGGCTGCCGATCCCGACGCAATCCCCGAACTCGCCAACATATACTTCGACAGGATCCGTGACGCGAATTTCCGCTGGTACGTCCGCGGATGGATGCAGAACGCGAACCGCGACACGTCATGGGAGAACGACGGGTATGTTTATCCGACTTACTCCGATGTCCCCGCCGAGTACGCCTACGCTTACGGAAGGGGCCGCACTGACGCGAAGTTCAATCCCGTCGAATACGTCAAGGACGACGCCTCGATCGCCAAGTACGGCGAGAGGTGGGGCGCCCTCGATGACAATGACGACATATACCCGACGATCCAGGGCGTCAGCCGTGACCCGATGGGCCGTGTCGACGAGGTCGTGGACGTCTCCGAGATAATCACCGACGACATCGCCGCCGCCGCTTCTTCCGCTGCGGTCGAGACCAACGTGGACGGAGTCAAGAGCGTGACGGTGGACATCCCCGCGCAGAGGAGCACCACCCAGGTCATACGCGGCGGCCAGTTCACCATTCCGGCGGGGAAAACGGGCTACATAGAAAGGATAGGCGACTACCTCGGCCAGTTTGTTCCCCTTTCGAACGTCCAGATACCTGAGGCGCTCGGAAGGATAGACACGTCGGCGTCGTGGATAAAGGTCTATGACGTCGCGACCGGCACGGAGTATCCGACATCCGGCCTCTCCGAGGGCACTTACTATTACGAAGTCACAGTCACCGCATACAATGACAGCTCCATGACCGCCGTCCGCGCCACGATCGGAGTCAACGGGGTCCGCCTCGTGCTCTCCGACGTCGAAGCCGACGCATGGAAGCCCACGTTCGACATCTGGGTGAAGAACATCTGGGAGACGGAACAGGGTCAGGACGAGAGCGACGAGGACTACGCTCTCAGGGTCTGGATGCCAATCCTCGGGGACCGCGTCGGCAATGAGGCGAAGATAGTCTTCTCCGACGGCTTCATGTCCCTCAGCGAGGACTACGAGTTCCAGATCGCATCGTACCCCGTGGTGGACAGGTCCAGGGTGACCGCCGGCGGTGTGCAGTCCGAGTGGAGGATAACCCTCCGCAAGTCGGACGCGGAATATGACGCGACCGGCCTCTTCATCCCGAACTCCCAGTCCGGCGGCAAGCCCGTCAAAGGGGACCACTTCTTCTTCACGGGCATCGACATGCCCAACATTTATGTCACATGGGCTGAAGAGAACCTCCACCAGTACAAGAAGGACGAGCTTGACGGCATACGCGACCTCAACCCGACGTGGATAATCTCGCTGGACAAGGTCCGTGTCCATACGCTGGAGGCGGAGGATTACGGAGTGAAGCTGGCCGACAGGATCAATACCGGATCCCTGATAAGGATAACCGACAGGAGGTTCACCAACG